GGCGGGTGACCCCGCCACCACCGACCAGGGTGCCGCCACCCCGGCCGCTCCCACCGGCAACGCGAAGGCAGGCAAGTAGATGGCACGCACAGACCTCACCCCCCTCCAGCTGGTCAGCGGCGGCGGCGTCAACGCCGCCGCGGCACCGGTCACGATCGACGCGACCCTGGTCACCAACGGTGTCCGTCTCGTCGGTGCCGGAACGAAGAAGGGCACCCTCGTGCTCATCGTCGCCAACACCGCCGGCTCCGCGAAGAAGGTCACCGTGCAGAAGGGCAACGGCCCGGCGGCCGGCGGCTCCAAGCTCGAGGTGTCCGTCGCGCTGACGTCCGGGGTCCAGCACATCGCCCTGACCGAGACCGCACCGTACGAGAACCTCGACGAGTCCTTCTCGATCGACTTCGAGTCCGGGTTCACCGGTTCGATCACCGCAGTGCGCGTTCCGCGCTGATCAGGGAGACTGAAACCGATGGGTTGGTACAGGACACGGGCCGGGCGGCTGCTCTACGGCAAGGGCGGCCTCGCGAAGGTCTACGAGGACCGGGGATACACCCCGGTCGACGACGAGGTCGCTGAAGCCGAGGTGGCGTCCGGGGAAGCCCAGGTCCGTGCCGACGTCGAAGGCGAGCTCGCGGCCGAGGTCGACGCACGAGTCGACGCCGGGTCGCAGGAACCCGGTCGGGAGCCGGTGGTCGTGGCGTCGACCGCCCACACCGTCCCCACCGCGGACGGCACGGCGCTTCTCACCACGGACCACGAGACCCGCCACGAGCTGACGCCCGAGGAGCAGGCCGCGGTCGACGCGGCGATCGAACAGGAGTCCCCCGGTGGCTTCCTACGCCGCTGAGGAGGACCTCGCTGAGTACCTCATCGGTGGCGACTACGAAGACGACACCCCCGAGGGCGAAGCAGCCATCCGGATCCTGAAGCGGGCAACCGAGGTCATCGAACGTGCCTCCCGGGGCACGTACGACACCGACCAGGACCCGCTCCCGGTCACGATCACCGAGGCGCTGCGGGATGCGACCTGTGCGCAGGTCGAGCAGTGGCTCGAGGTCGGCGAAGAGGTCGACATCGGCGGTTGGAATCGGGCGCAAGGCGTGAAGTACGGGGCTGTCTCGGTCGAGTCGTTGCCGTCTGCGTTGGCGCCGCGTGCCGCCCGGATCCTGGACGCGGAAGGCATCTTGAACGAAGTCGGTCGCGACGACGCCGGGGCCTCTGCTCCGGCTGACCCCATCGGCGTCGACATCATCTAGGAGGCGACCATGCGGATCCCTGGGTTCGCTCTGCGGTCCTGGGCGGTGTTCTACCCGGCTGGGGAGAACACCGGCGACGGGGCCGTAGACCAGGCCTCGAAGCGGGTGAAGTGCCAGCTCGCGACGAAGACGGTCGTGGTCGACGACATGGGCGGGAAGACCCTGACCCAGTGGTCAGTGATCCGAATCCGTCCTTCGGTGCGCATCGGGCAGCCTCGTCGTGTGCCGCGAGTCGGTGACCAGGTCCTCGTCGGGGTCGTGAAGCGGAAGGTCATCTCTGTGGAGCCTGTGATGGGCACCGGCAGCGCGGTCGCGTACCTCGAGGTCACCGTCGCCGACTCCACGGGTTCCCGGACGGTCACCGGGAACTCCTGATGGGTGCCTCGACCCGGTTCGTGTACACCCAGATCGTGGACGTCACCGCCGCGGTCCGGCGTGCGGCTGCGGCTGCGCTCGGTGACGTGGCCGAGGTGCACCTGGAGTCCGCGAACCGGCGGATCCCTCTCGAAGAGGGCATCATGCAGGACTCCGGGTTCACCGAGGTCGACGCCGGGTCGCTGACCGCGCAGGTTGCGTACTCCGACGTCGCCGGGAAGCTGCTGAAGCAGCACGAGGACCCGACGCTCCGGCACGACGACGACCGCGAAGATCACTGGCTGGAGCGCGACATGGACCGCAACCGGGAAAAGTACGCCGAGTACGTCGCGGCGGAGGTACGGCGCCGGCTCGGCGCCTGACGCTGCCACAGAAGACCGGACCCTCAGGGCATGCTCACTGCCGCGTTCGCACGACACATGGCCGCCGCTGAACCCGAACTGTTCGGGCGCTTCGACGCACCAGGGGCTGGGATCTTCCTCGAAGAGCTCCCCGACCGGCCGGCCGCCGCGATCGCGGTCATGCTGAAGCCCGGTCGCGTCGAGTACGGCGTACCCGACGGCTACAACTACGAGTCGATCCAGATCCTCGTACGCCGACCCGAGAACAGCTCCGGTGGCGGCCGGGTCCGGAACGGACTGACCGTCGCGAACTCGATCCGGGATTTCTTCAACGGCCTGCGGCACATCACCCTGGCGGAAGGCACCGATGACGAGGTCCGGCTGATCTGGTGCCTGTCTGACGACTCGTCGCCGACGAACATCGGGAACGATGCGAACGGGGTGCCCCGCTGGTCGCTGCGCTTCACGACTCAGACGGCCCATGACACCGCCCACTCCATCGTGTGAACCGAACGTCGTCCTTCCGACTAGGAGCACACCATGCCCATTGAGCCGCAGCTCGCACGCGAGTTCAACCTCACGATCAACACCGGCACCTTCGGCACTCCGGTGTGGACGGGTATCTCCGGTATCACCGGGATCACCCCGAACCAGACGTCGCAGCTGACCGACGACACCGACTTCGACACCGACGGCTGGGAGTCCGGGACCGTCGTCCAGCGCGGCCGGACCCTCGACGTCGCGCTCCTCTACAAGGAGGACGAGGACGCCGAGCTCGACCCGGGCTACGAGGCCCTGATCGCGCTCGGTGACGCGTTCGGTCCTGACGGGAAGGGCGACTTCAAGTACGTCTCCCCGAACGGCAAGGGTTTCCGGTTCAACGCGACCGTCGACGTCCAGTGGGCCGGCGGCGACAAGACCAGCAACGCGGCCACCAGCGCCTCGCTCAAGGTCGACGGCGCCCCGACCCCGGTCGACCCGGCGTAGCACTCAGGCCGGCGGCTGGGCAGCCCGCCTTGGGTCACCACTCCTGTCACGACCCCGAACCAAAGGCCCAATCCACGCACCCACGCACTGGAAGGACCCCGGCATGGCCGAGCCCATCGACTTCGACGCCTGGTTCGAGGAGAACCGCACCGAGCCGATCCCGTTCAAGCTCCTCGGCAAGGACTGGGAGATCCCCGGCGACATCCCGGCAGTGGTGCAACTCAGGCTCGAGCGGATCGAGCGGTTCGTCAGCACCGCGCCGCTCGACGGCACCGCGCAGCTGCCCGAGGACCTCACGATCGAGGACATCACCTACGAGTCGTTGACCCGGCTCATGCTCGGCGACGCGATGGTCGACGAGTGGTTGGCCCTCGGCATCGGCGACAAGCAGCTGAAGCACGTCACCACTCGCCTGATCGCGATCTACCGCAACGGTGACGGTGGTGACCAGGGAAAAGCACCCACCTCACCGAAGAAGAAGCGGAAGCGGAACAGGCCATCCGCGCCGCCGGCGACCACCTGATCGAGACGGTCCTCACCAACTGGGGGCAGATCGAAGCAGCCTGGCAAGCCGTCTACGGCACCGACATCGGCGACGACCTTGTGCGGCGGAAGAAGCCGTGGCGTTGGTTCAAGGTGCGGCTGATCGGCCTCATGGGTCGTGACACCCCGACTGCGATTCTCCTCGCGACCGATAGGGCGGCACCGGAACCAGCCCGCCGTACGTCGCCGGCAGAGGTCGGGGCCGTGCTCGAAGCGTGGTCGCGGAACGGGAAGGGGTAGCCACCGATGGGTCTGACAGTGGCGGAGCTCCGGACCCTGTTCACCGGCGACACCCGTGACATCGACCGGGCCCAGGACCGGATCCGGAAGGACACCCGGCAGACCCAGGGGGTCCTGAAGACCGCGACCGGGACCATGGCCGGGTTCCTTGGTGCGAACCTCGCCACGTCCGCCGTACGCGGGCTGGTCGGTGTCGCGATGAATGCGACCCGGCTGGAGCAGACGTACTCCAAGACGATGGCCACGATGCAGGCCGCCACTGGGGCGACTGGCAAGGAGATCGAGGACCTCGACTCCCTGGCGATGAAGCTGGGGGCCGACACCCAGTTCTCGGCCGGAGACGCCGCGGGAGCGATGCTTGAGCTCGCGAAGGCCGGCATCTCGACCTCCGACATCATGGGGGGTGCCCTTCAGGGCACGCTTCTCCTGGCGTCGGCCGGATCCACGGATCTGGCCACTGCGTCGACCATCGCGTCGAACGCGCTGAACATCTTCGGGCTCCAGGGCAAGGACATGGCCCGGGTTGCAGCGGCGCTCGCCGGTGGCGCGAACGCGTCGTCGGCGTCGGTGGAGTCCCTTGGGCAGGCGCTGGGGCAGGTCGGCCCCGGTGCGGTCAACGCAGGTCTCAGCCTGGAGCAGACCATCGGGACCCTGTCTGCGTTCGACGCTGCCGGGATCAAGGGATCGGACGCCGGTACGTCGCTGAAGACGATGCTCGTTTCGCTGGTGCCGTCCACGAAGGCCTCAGCGAAGGCGATGCGGGAGAACAACCTCGAGTTCACCAACGCCGACGGGTCCTTCAAGTCGATTATCGATATCGCCGGCCAGCTGAAGACGAACCTCGCCGGCCTGTCCGACGCGCAGCGCACTCAGACCCTCGCCACGATCTTCGGGTCCGACGCGTCTCGTGCGGCGTCGGTGCTGATGAAGCTCGGGTCAAAGGGTTTGCGGGAGTACGTCACCGCGACCAAGGACCAGACCGCGGCGCAGAAGATGGCCGACGCGGCGATGTCCGGCACCTCGGGGGCAGCGGAGAAACTGTCAGGTGCGGTCGAGACCGCCCAGCTCGCGATCGGGAAGGCTTTAGCGCCCACGATCGAGAAGACCGCGAACATGCTCGCGGACGACGCCGTACCAGCGGTCACCGGCTTCATCGAGGGGATGCAGGACGGGACCGGTGCCGGCGGCGACTTCGCGGACGTGCTCGGCGACGTCGTGGACGTTGGCCAGGCCGCGCTGGACCTCTTCAACGCGATCCCGGGACCGGTCAAGAAGTACGGCGCGGAGCTCCTGATCGCTGCGAAGGCCATGTCCTACCTCGGGTCGGCGACTTCCGGGATCGGGGCGTCCGTCGGTGGCGGGATGGCCGGCTTGAAGCAGTTCCGCGCTGAGTTGTCCTACACCGAGACCCGCGGAGCGGCTCTCTCCCGAACCCTGAGTGGCATCAGCCCGCTTCTCCGCAACGTCGCCGGTGCCGGCGGGATGATGCTCGTCGCTGACTCTGCGAACCGCACCAGCGGCGAACTCGGGGTTCTCGAAGCCGCGGCTGGAGGTGCGCTCTCGGGGGCCGCGCTGGGTGGCTTCGGTGGTCCCTGGGGGATGGCGATCGGCGGAGTCATCGGTGGTGTCGGCGGCGCGTTCCTCGGGCTGAGCCGGGACACCGATGAGGCTGGTGACGCGGCCAAGCGGACGATGGCAGTCTGGTCCGACTATAAGGACACTCTGGAAGGGCTTCAGGCGGTCACGACGAAGGCCACTCGTAGTCGGGTCATCGACGACCTCGCGAGTGATCAGAACAAGAAGGTGATCGAGGGTTTGGGGATCTCCACCACCGTGTGGACCAACGCAATCCTCGGCAACGCGAAGGCTCAGGAGCGGATCACCGCCGCGATCCAGGCGTCCAAGGACATCTACAACGAGCGGATCGCCGCCCAGCAGGCCGTCGTCGATGCTGCGATCGCGGCCGACAAGCAACTGAGCGACGCATTCCAGAACGGCGATGCCACCGCCGACCAGCTGCGAGACTCCAACAAGATCCTGGAGGCCGAGAAGGCGCGGCTAGCGACTCTGCTGGAGTCGGCCCAGGCCAACGTCCTTACCGCGGACGCACAGCAGCGGCTCCTGTTCTCGTTGCAGGGGCAGACTGCTGAGCAGCGGAAGAAGAACGCTGAGCTCCTCACGCAGAAGGAGCTCGTCAAGCTCGGGGTGCCGAAGAAGGTTGCCAGCTTCATCGATCGCGAGGGTGTGCGGCAGGACGTTGCCGCCGTGGCCGGCCTGATCAGCAAGTTCAAGGTGGTCGACGAGACGAAGTGGGAGGCGATTCTGATCGCCTCGGGGCTTCCGCCGACAAAGGACAACCTCGAACAGATCAAGGATCTCCTGAAGGACATCGGTAAGACTCCGGTGAAGCCGAAGGTCGACGACTCGTCGATCAAGGCTGCTCAGAAGAGCCTTAACACGTTCCTCCAGAGCATGGGGCTCGCGAACCTGAACGTTCCGTTCAGCGGCGGCAGGGGGAGCGGCACCGCCACGAAAGATGACAAGTCGCCGCGGATGGGCGGGCCGCTCGGCCGGATGGCTGCCGGCGTCGCGCAGAACACTCTCGACGGGTTCAAGACCGAGGGCTCCCGCCTGGAGATCCTTGAGCAGCGCAAGGAGGTCCGCGACCTCGAGCGCCAGCTGGCCGACCCCAAGCTCGACATGTTGGAGCAGCGACGCACGATCCGCGACCTGAAGCGGGACCTGGCCGAGCGGAAGAAGATCAAGAACAAGAAGGGCAAGGGCTACCACCTCGGTGGCCTCGTCCTGACTGGCATCGATCGAGAGATCGCGATCGCCCAGCTCGCCGAGGCCCGCAAGGACCTGGCCGACATGAAGACCGGGTCGGATGCAGCGATCACCAAGGCGCGTCTCGAGGAGGCGCGCAAGGAACTCCAGCGGCTCATGGGGAAGTACGTCGACGACGACGCCGTGTCTGCGTACACCTCGGCCAAGGACGCGATCGCCGACCAGCTGAAGCAGAGCCAGGGCTTGTTCTCCACCGGCGCCACAACCGCGGCGCAGGGCCTGAAGAACCTCCTGACCGACCAGGTCACAAACAACCAGTGGTTGGCGCTTCTCGCCGGACTCCAGGCCGGTGGTGCGTCGCAGCAGCTGCTCGACGAGTTCAAGAGGAACGGCCCGTCGTCGCAGTCACTGGCCCTTGGCAACTCGATCCTGAAGAACGGGATGGTCGGGCAGTACAACCAGGCCCTCGGAACCCTCAACCAGCAGCAGAACAACATCGGCGCTGCGGGCGCATCCGGGGTCTACACCGCCCCGAAGGCGATGGTGAACATCGAGACGTACAACGCAGCCGGCCAGTCCGAGCAGGAGATCGCCCGCCGGTTGTACTTCCAGTCACAGGTACAGGGGTAGAACATGCCGAAGCTACTAGACAACGGGGCAACCATCGCCGACACCGGTGACGCTCCCGGGGACCTGCTCACCGACCCACGGCAGATCGAGTTCAACGGGTTGCTCATGGGATCCGGCACGCCGTACCGGTGGAAGGAACTCACCGGGTGGGACGACATGCCCGGCATCGACCTGTCCGACTCGGCCCGCCCGAACACCGACGGCGACTACCCGGGGATGGGTCTCTACCAGGCACGTCTGCCTGCCCTCACGATGCAGGTCATGGCCGGCGACAACGAGGTCATGGAGTCTCTGCTCAACCTGCTCGTCGAGCGCCTCTCCTACGACGACGATGAGCAGCGCCTCATCGTGTACGACACCAGCAAAGCGTTGTTCGCGAACGCCCGGGTCATCGCCCGATCCGTCCCCCACACCCCCGTCCGGAACGTGGGGGTCCTCACCGTCAGTGTGCAGTGGCGCTGTGCCGACCCGAAGCGGTTTGCGCAGTTCTTCGACCGAGTGGTCACCCTCCTCCCGCCGCAGAACCTCTCTGGTCTCAGCTACCCGCTGGATTTCCCCCTGGACTACGGCATCACCATCGGCACCGACTCCGCGATCGGCAACAGTGGCACGGCACCGGCACCCGTGGTCGTGACCTTCACTGGCCCGGCGACGAGGTACTCCCTGCGTCTCAACACCGGCGAGGTCCTCGGCTTCGACCTTCCTCTCGCGACGGGCGACACCCTGGTCGTTGACACCGCAGACGGAACAGTCCTGCTCAACGGGACGAGCGATCGTTCTGGGTGGCTCTCGACGGAATCGGTACCACCGGAGGACTGGCGAATCGCCCCAGGCCCGAGCGCCGGATCCGTGAGTTTCGCAGTGGACGGTGCAGACACGTTGACCACCAAGGCTGAATGCAGATGGCGCGACGCCTTCTGGTGACCTAGGAGAAGTGCACGATGACCGACTACGCGATCATCCAGCAGAGCTCGGCCGATACGGCCGTACGGGTGCGCCTCGGCCTTTCGGCGCTCCTGCCCGACGTAGGGTCTCGACAGAACCGGTCCGGCCTCTTCGACGCCGGTGGCGTCGTCTCCCTGACCTCGGGGATGTCGGTCTCCGTGTCCGCGTTCCGTGCATTCATCCAGGGCACCTCCGCGGCGAACCAGGGCGGGTACTTCTGCGTCCGCGACGCCGCTGCGACGTTGACCTTCGCGAACGGTGGAGCCTCGAACCGGACCGACATCATCGTCGCCAGGATCTACGACAACACCTACGACTCCTCGGGGCAGACCAAGTTCGCGATCGAGATCGTCCAGGGCACCGGCGGCGGCGGGGTCCCCGCGACACCGGCTAACTCGATCAAACTCGCGGAGAAGCTCATCACCGCAGGGATGTCCGCCGGCAGCGGCGGACTCGGCACAGCTCCCGTGGACAAGCGGCCCCCGCGGATCGTCGCCGCCGGTGGAGTCGTACCGGTTCTCGATTCGACCGACCGGGGCACCCTCGCGACGTACGCCGGCCTGGCGGTCTTCCGGATCGACACGAAGGCAGTCCAGGTCTACAACGGGACCGACTGGGACACCTACAAGCCGATCGGCAAGGACGGCGTGCCCTGGGCGGAGGCCGCCGGCTCCGTGACGGTCACGTTCTCCGCGGCGACCCAGGGCACAGCGGTCGTGACGTTCCCGGTCGGCCGATTCAGCGTGGCTCCGCTCATTGCCCAAAGCGTCCAGGGACCGGGGGCGTCCTCCGTGACCGCCATTCGCATGAGCAACGCCCCGACCGCCAGCGGTTACACCTGCGTGGTCAACACCAGTGGGTCGTTCACCGGGTCGATCGTGATCGGGTGGCGTGCGGTGCAGATGACGTCCAGCGCGGCCGACGGCTAGGCGATGGTCGCCACCCACCGGTACCTCGTCGCGGACCTCGTGACCGACCGACCCCTTGGAACGATCAGCGCGACCGGCGTCTCGTACTCGCGTCGGATCATGGCGCCTGGTGACTTCAACGGCGGATTGCCGGTGACCAGCCGTTCTGTCGGGGAGCTCGTCCGGCTGATGACCCAGCGGCCAGTCGCGTTGTACGCGATCCGGAAGTCGAAACAGCAGCAGGCGATCTGGTGGGGCGGAATCATCTGGACCACGACCCCTAAACGCGATGCCCGAGGAGTAACGACGGCCTCCCTGATGGGCGCCACGTTCGATTCGATGACCAGGTCCCGGTACATCTGGGACACGATCGCCGCCGCAGACGTGGACCGCGGCCAGCTGCTCGCCGATCTCTGGGACCACATGCAGTCCCGGTCCGGGAACTCCGATCTCCGGGTTGAAACCACTCCGGTGCTCCTTGGCGGCGACCCGTACACGACCGGTTGGGACGGCGCCGCGTCGGTGACGTACGGCGACGCGATGAACGACGTCGCGTCGATGGAGCCGCCGTTCGAGTGGACCATCGACGTCTACGCAGACCCGGACGGCACCCGGCACCGGGTCTACCGTCAGGGCACCCCGCTCCTTGGGAACCCAGCCAACCGGCACCTGGTTTGCTCCCCGAAAAACCTGCTCGGGTTCGAGTGGGTCGGGGAGAACGTCAAGAACGCCACCCACGGCCTCGCCCGCGGAGCAGCGGTGAACAAGACCGTCGGCGGCGAAGTCGTTCCCCTCACCTCCGGGATCGCGGTCAACCAGACCGCGGTGGCCGACGGGGCACCCCGCGTAGACATGGTCGTCGACTACCCGGACGAGACCGACGAGAGCAAACTCCCCGGGCACGCTCAGACCCTCGTGGCCAGAGGAGCGCCCAAGCCCACCGTCACGGTCGCGCTCGACGCGACCTCACCCCTGTCCCCCGGTGTGCTCGGCGACTACGGCCGGGTCCTGATCCGGGATCCGTCCTTCGACGGCGGGAAGCTCGACACCACGGCCCGGATGATCGGCATGTCGGTCACGCCCGCCGAACGCGGAACCCCCGAGAAGGTCACCTTCGAGTTCCAGGCCGACCAGGGCGTGGTGAGCGCCGCATGAGGGCAGTGAGCAGAGGGGACTTCCCCGGGAACGACGGGATGTGGCGGGCAAGCGTCGAACGTCGTCTCCGGTCCCTGATGTCGTACGCGTCGCAGGCCTTGCGCGATGTCGCCGGAAACATCCTCGTCGACGACGACGCCAGCGGACAGGGCCTGGCCCGCCCTTACCTCGCCTGGTCCGTCACCAGAAGCTCCGACCTCGAGACCACGACCTCCGCGACATTCGCCGAGCTCTTCCTGGCCGCAGCCCACCGTCAGCACCCGCGGGTATCGATCGCCCTCTCGGCAGTCGGCGGTGCATCGACGGCCGGTGAGGTCCAGGTCGTGCACGTCCCCACCGGTACGGTCATCGCCGGCCCGACTGTCGTCCCCGCTGGCGGAACGATCGCACCGTTCTACGAGGTCACACTTCCCGCCGGCGTGCACGAGGACTGGACGTACCTCGCAGTTCAGGCCCGGCGAACGTCCGGTGCGAGCACGATCAGCGTCCGAGTGTTCGGTATCGAAGGGATCGAATCGTGAACGAAGACGTGACCTGGGTCGGCGAGTGGACACCACCCGTGGAGCCTCTCCTCGACGGGCACGGGCACGTACTCCCAACGCCCCAGACACTGGATACCGCACCCTGACCTCGTGGGCGAGACCAGCGGAGGCGACGACCTCCACACAAGCATGATCCGGCTCGAGGCCAAGATCGACGTCGTACTCAGCCAGCACGACGGGAAGATCAGCGACCTCACCCGCAGGCAGGGAGAGACCGATTCGACCCTCCGCGAGCACGACAGCCGGATCACCGCGAACGCCCTGACCACGGCCGAAACCCGTGCCCTGGTCACCGCGACACAGGCCGACGTCCAGACACTCCGCAACGACGTCGCCCGCGACGTCTCGGACATCAAGCTCCAGGTCACGGACTCTCGGCCGAAGAACATCCCGTCCTGGGTCGCCGTTGGAGTCGCAGCGATCGCGATCGTGCTGTCCCCGATCCTCTCGGCGTTGATCCAGCGCTGACACCACGCCCCGGAGTCTCAGGGGCATGACCGCACCCACGACCTACCCGGTAGGGACCAAGTACCGGGCCAAGGGCAAGTACTGGGCCCGCGGCTACCACACCGGCGTCGACTACCTCGCTCCCACCGGATCGAAGGTCAAGGCCCCCGACGACTCGGAGATCCTCCACGCCGGTCGCGGCGGCTGGGGTGAGGCCTACGGCATTCACGTCGTCGGCCGCTGCGAGGTCGACGGCATCGCGTACGAGTGGATCGTGGCCCACCTGTCCCGCGTCGAGGTGAAGGCCGGCCAGCGAGTGACCAACGGGACCCTTCTCGGCCTGTCCGGAGCGACCGGCAACGTCACCGGACCCCACGTCCACTTCGAGGTCCGCAAGAGCCCGTTCCGATACGGCAACGACGTCAACCCCACCATCGTCTCGGGAGCTCCCGTGGTCCACACCCGCAAGGCACCCGGTCGCCGGTTCGCGCACTACACCAAGCCCGGCTACCGGGCCACGAACTCCTACAAGGGCCTCCGCCGAGCCCGCAAGGAGCATTACGGCTGGGTGGACCTCGACTGGCAGCTCTCCGGCGACAAGGCCCCGAAGCCGATCAACACGCACTGGGGCACCCCGAAGACCGAGAAGTGGACCCTTCGCGGAAAGCCGATCACCACGGCGTTCAAGCACCTGCCGTGGTCGACGATCAAGCAGCTGCGCACCGCCGACGGGTACAAGATCCACACCCCGATCGAGATGTTCCGCAAGGCCAAGGCTCTCGGCCTGAGGATCGAGTTCGAGGCCAAGGGCGATGCCCGCTGGGAGGATCCGGCGATCTGGGAGCGGATCGCACGCGTCGCTCGGATCGTGTGGGGAGACGCCTGGAAGAGCCACGTCGAAGTGAAGACGCTGTCGAACCTGACCGGCGGCCAGACCGCGGCCCTGCGCCGGCTCGCCGCTGCGGAGTCCGTCGGATTCACCACGATCCTGCTCGCCCGCGGCACCGCGAAGACGAAGGTCTTCAACACCGACGCCGTGACCTATGTCCGCGGATCGACCCGCAAGTACCCGTCCTGAACACCCTCTGAAGGAGAACGACCATGGCCCTGTCCACAGCTGGACTCAACGCCGAAGTGACCGCCCTGGCGGGCGTGATCGGCTTCATGTCGCTGCACTCCGCGGCCCCGAACGGATCCGGCAGCAACGAGACCACCGCAGCTCGCGTCGCGGTGACCTGGGGATCCGCGTCAGCTGGCGCGATCGCCATGTCCGGTGGCGCCCGGAACTTCACCGGCGGCGCCTCCAACGGTGCCGTGCACAGCGTCGGGTACTGGTCCGCGTCGTCCGGTGGCACGTTCTACGGCTCGTTCCCGGTCACCGGTGACGCATCGTTCAACTCGGCCGGCGAGTACACCGTCGACAGCGCCAGCATCACCGCCTCCTGATCGGGCCCCAGCCTGGCCCCCTGGCCTGAAAGGGGGTGACCCCGCATGACCACAGCGACGATCACGCTGAACCCGGGCGACACGTTCCCCGGGTTCCCGGCCGGGGTCACCCTGATCAACTCGATCACCTGCTTCGGATCCGGAGCAGGTCCTCGCGGCGGCGCGAGCCTCGGCACCGGTTCCGGTGGCGGCGGCTCCGGCGGCAAGTCGGTCAAGAACAACCTGTCGAACCTCGACACAGACGTCTGGACCTTCACGGTCCCGGCCGCACCAGGTCCCGGGGCGTACAACGTCAGCACCACCTTCCCGGGGGCGACCTGCTCGGCCTCGAAGAACGGGACCGTGGTCTGCTCCGCCAACGGTGGGCAGGCCGGTACCGGGCGTACAGGTGGCGCCGGGGCGACGACCAGTGGAGCCGTCGGCGACACCCTCACGGCAGGAAACACCGCGTCGAGTGCCGGCACGACCACCGGCTCTGACGGCACCGCAGGCGCCAACGCACCGGCCGGTGGCGGCGTCGGAGGATCAGGCGGCACTGGCACTACCCCAGGCACCCCAGGCGGTGACGGCGGTGTCGCTGCCGGAGGTGGCGGAGGTCGCGGCAACAACGCGACCTCCGGCGTACCCGGAAAGGGCGGACCCGGCCAGGTCGTCATCGTCTACACGCTGCCTGTCCTTCACGGGTCGACCGCCGGCACCAGCACCACGACAGGAGCCGCCGCAGGGCGCCGTCGACAGCGCGGCACCGCGTCCGGGGCCTCCACCTCCACCG